TGCGTTCAGTTTTGGCCTAAAACTATAAAATAGTTTATTGTGATTTCCAGTATCACCTACATTAGCCATTTGATATAGATGTACCATTTCGTGTCCTAAAGTGTCCACAAACTCTTTCTTATTTCTGTATGTAGGCAACATTTCTAAATGATATGCTCTTGTGCCTTTTCTTTTCCACTCCCAAGCAATAACTTGACCATAACAGAATTTTTTACTTTCGTCTTTATAAATTTTTTTAATTTTAATTTCATTAAAAGGTGATAATATATTTTTGAATACTGCTTTGTTTATAATATTGAAATATTTTTTAATATCTTTATAAGTCGTTCTATACTTGTTACGACTCACTAATTCACGCTTAAGAATCTTCTTCACTCTAATACTCTTATTTGTGACCTTTCTTGGCATTGTTATCCTCTTTCCTTACTAATTTTAAACAATATTGTTTAATAAATTCTAATAAAAAAATCACTATACCAGTTAATAATATAATTCGTAATTCGATAGGTGCTGATAAAAATATATCAATCACTCACAATCCTTATCTTTGATTTTACTATCTTTCAATAACAAACACTTATGAGTTTTGTCTAACTCTAACCTCAATTGTGTCATCATATTATCCATAATATAGGGTAAGTATTGTTGTAAAATACTTGTCATTTGAATTGCAAATTGATGACCCATTTTTTGCATTTCACTTTCTAATAATTTAGCGTGATCTACATTTGTACCGTTAACCGTAGATTGTATAACGTGACCTAAAACTGCGGTGTTATAATCACTTATTTTCTTCTCATCTGCGTTTGCTAAAGATGAAAACATCCATAACATACCTGCAAATAATAGGTTAATTAATATAAATTTTTTAAACATAATGTAGTCCTCTCACTTTGTTAATCATAATATATTTATATTAACACACTTTGACTAGGTAGTCAAGCGAAAAAAACTGTTGATTTTATTGAGGTTTTGAGGGTATGGATTGTCGCATACCCTCTAAAAGTGTCTATTTTTGTTCGATTCTTGCGAAATCGTCATTCCAATTAAAGGTTTCTTTTACCATAGAAGCGGTAAGACCTTTATATACATTATTAAGTTTCTTATTTTTGATGTTCAATAGGACTTCAGCGTCTTTTTCTTGTAATCCTTCTAACATTTGAACAAACATAGTTTCTTTTTTAAGTTTGTTGATTGAATTATTACCACCAACTATGAAGTGATATAATCTTTTTGATTCTGAAAATAAACTTGTATGTTCAGTACCAGCAGGTGCCTCATTCTTAATATAAGGTGGTACACCTTCAGGTAAATCCCATTGTATTTTAGGATCAAAAGCTGCCTTTAACAGTTGCCTCATTGCTGGTGTATCATTTTGTTTCAACACCTCAATCTTTTTAGGTTTGTCTTTGGCGTTATTGATTTGTGTAAAAATCTCGTGTACTAAAGGTTGACCTGAACCCTCCATACCAAGACCTCGATTTAGGTTTTTATTTGCTATAGCCATAATTACTCCGTTTCATATTTTTATATATATCCAAAATTAAATGCAATACTTATTCTATCTTTATTTATTCTACTAGGTTCAACATAATGTTTTAGATAAGTAGGAAATAATAAAAATTTACCTGTTTCTGGTTTTACTTTCCAGTTTTGAGAATTATATTCATTATATTTTTTTATTGTTGACGTATCATATAATGCACCTCTAACATCATTAGAATTACAAAATACAATTTCACCAGAATCTTTGGGATAATCTACATAAAAAACTCCTGATATAATATTTTTAGACATAAAATGTAGGTGATGATGTATAGCATTTGATTCAAATTTGTTATTAATATTGAACCAAAAATTTTTTAAATATACATTATCCGCTAAATTTATTTTATCTGCAATAATGTTTACAACATTTTGTATCTGTTTAAATGAATCATTTAATTCTTTATCTACAGATATAATATTAGGAGGTACAATAGCCTCACTTTGCCATCCACCTAAATTAGATATTGAAACACCCTTGTGTGATTTTCTAGCAGTTTTGATATTTTTTGCTAATTGTTTTAGATTTATATTTTTAAGATAATCTATTACTAGATATTCTTTGAATACATCCTGAAAAATCATTTAAAAATCACCTATTTTATCAATTAAGCTTTTTAGTTTTTTATCCATAAAGTAAGGTAACAGTAGCGATCTGTCTTTTACTTTATAGTTCTTGTATGTATTTATAATGTTATTTTCTATCGTTATTGGTATTTGCGATAAGTCTATTAGTTTCTTATTTCTATTATAGTATTTTTTTGTTTCTGCACCTAATGGTATGTTTTCTATATCTGACCATTCTTCTAATTGTTTTGCTCTGATAGGTTTTTGTCTTTCATTTCTTACAAAGATTTCATCATCACTTAATATGTTAGGTACACCGTCTGATCTGTCACCTTTTATAATTTGTTCTCTTAAAAATTTTACAGGATCCTCGTTTTCACCTATGTAACCTTTTAATAAAGGCGACCATTGATATACGTTACCATAATGCTGTAGTTGTACAAAGTCTTTATCGCCTGAAACAATTAAATACTTGTCTTCGGTTTGTTGTTTAACAAGTGTAGCAATTATATCATCTGCCTCGGAGTTCTCTACGTACATTACCACATAAGGAAAGTTTTCTTTTAATTCATTCTTAATTTCTGTAATGACATTGAAGATATTATCCCAATCAAAAGGACCATCTTGTCTTGCCATCTTTCTACTGTGTTTGTAGTGTTTGTAAAAATCTCTACGCCAAGGATCGCCTGCGTCTGAACAAAGTACCATTGTACCGTATTCATCTTTAAACTTTACATTGAAACCTCTTAATGAGTTTAATACCATATGCCTAATCATTTCTTTATTAGGTTTAACATCACCTTTGCCACGTACTTGTGCCATAAGGTTTGATATTAAAACTTGATTAAGGTCTATGAGTATCATTTAAATATTTCTTTTTATACCATTTGTAAAATGATTTGTCTTCAAATAATTCAACGACTTCAGGTGCTGATACCTGATCGCTTCTTATACAATCTGCATAAGATTGATAATCTCTTTTAGAGATAATTACTCCAATGTCTTTCTTTGTAGATTTTGCCATTTGATTTTGCTTTTAATTGTGATTTTAAAACTTTAATTCTAAACTTATTACCGTCTATTGTAGTATTCATCCAACCACAATCTTCTGGTTCAAATATTTTTTTAAAAAACTTATTTGTATTTTCTAATGCCTTAATTTCGTTTTGTATTTCTGATTTACTTGCCATATTTACTCCAAGATTTGTCTAGTACATAATACCAAACACCGTTTATCATAGGTTCTATAATTGCGTCTGCACCTGCAAGTTTCCAATCTGCACCTGTAATCAATCTGTTACAAGTCATAGCAATAACTATATGACCTATTGTATAGATAATAGCACGACCAATACTAGTACCGATCATACTTTTTAAAGTTCTATAAATTCCGTTTCTAAATTCTGTCATAGTGTGGTGGGGGCGCCGAAGCGCCCCTATCCTTAATTATGCACCGTAAGCAGTATTACCGAATAATGCCTTTTGACCAGCAGCGATAACAGCTTTTGATGGAGTTCCTACTCTATAAGAAACACCGTTAGATGATTTGTTTGTGTAAATCATCACACCTTGATTTCTCAATTTACCAATCATTTGAGTTGGTGATCTTAAATCAAATTTGTTTCTTAATGTTTTCCAAGTGATTTCTGCACCTGAATTTAAAAGGTTTAGTACCTTTTGTGTTTTAGATATTTTAGCTCTTGCCATTTTATCTTCTCCTTTATTATTAAATAAAAATTTAAACATTGTGTTTAAACTCCTTTCACATTTACTATTTTACAACCTGTGAAGGCGATTGCTTTTGCAATTTTGTTAGACATCTAAATCTCCATCTGGTTCAAAAAAACCTTGTGTTTCATTTAGATCCTTTAATTCTTTTTTAATTTCTGTACTAATCGGTTTAGGCGATTTAGTAGGTATATCTAATACAGTTGAATAATCAATCTTTGCTGATAGATTACCATTTCTACTTGTTTTTAAATCAACCATTTTGTCTGTTAGTTTTTGAGCAGGATGACTTAATCCAAAATCTCTATAAATCATACCACGCATTATATCAACTAACAATGCTAAATCTTTTGTAAATTGAGGTTGTTGTGTTCTCATTGCTAAATCAACAAATCTTTTTAATAAGTCCATACTAATATCATCAACTGCCGTTTCAACAAATTTTTTAGTTTGTTGTTTTTGAATTTCTTTGGCAACCTTTTCACCCATTTTTCTTCTTTGTTCATCAAGTTCTTTACTACGTTGATTAACAATTCTATCGGTAGGAAAATGTATTATCTTATCATCACTCACTAATAATCTCACCTTTAAAATTCACCTTTCCCTTTTCTACAAAGTATTCTACTAATTGATTATAACCACCGACTAATACGTCATCAATCTTTATTTGTGGCATTGTTCTAACTTTTTTACCTACGTGTTCTATTAACTTATCTACATCGCCACTAAAATCTTTTTCAAAACTTTTTTCTTCATACTCTAGGCCAAGACTTTTTACAAGGTGCTTGGCCTTGGTACAATACTGACAGTTATTTTTACTGTATATTACTATCTTCATTTTTGTCATCTTTTCCGATTAAGTTTTCATATGCTATTTGTGCCTTTTCTTTTACATTGTAAGCGTCAACAGCTTCTGCAATTGTGAAATTATACATTTTATTGTATTCACCCATTGGCAATCTTAATCCAATCCAACTTCTATAGTAACCATTTTTAGTTATTGTTACATCTTTAGCAAAGATTTCATAACCTCTAACTGGTGTATCTTTAATTAAGTTTACAATTGTACTCTCAACTTCGGATACTGTAGTTTTAGTATGAGTCTTTCCTAATTCAGTAATGAATTGTTTAGAAGACTTATTCATTTCACCTTTAATAATATCGGCAAGTTCTGCTTTTGCCAACATCATACCTTTTTCAATTGATAATGATAAGTCTGGCGACACAGCAGTACCAACACCAAAGATACACATTTTATCTTTGTCTTTACCGAAGGTTGGTGTATCACACGCCTTCTTTTCAGAAAAATCTGCCATATACCATTTTGGTACAGTATTTAAGACTTTACCTTTTTCTGATTTCATCTTATAAGAACCAGCACAGTTCGTTAGTAATAAACTAGCGACTAAAACTGATACTACTTTTAGTTGTTTCATCATATATTTTACACACTCCTTTTCATAGTATATACTATTTCTTGTAATTTGTCAAGCCCTAATTGAACATAGTTCAAAATATCAGTAAAACCAATATCGGTTTGAGTTACAACAATAGTTATAAGAGCGATAATGATTAGATTTTTAATCATTGTACCTCCCATTCACCGTTC